ACCTCTGTGTTAATTGCAGATGTAAGTGCTGATGCTGCTGTTGCTTCTGCTGCAGTCTGTGCAGCATTTGCCTTAGTAGTTGCATCAGTTGCTGCTGCTGAGATTGCTGCTGCTTGTGCAGCATTTGCCTTAGATGTTGCATCTGCAGAGGCTGTTGCTTCTGCACCTGACTTAGCGTTGTTAGCCTTAGTAGTAGCATCTGCTGCTGCTGCAGAGATTGCCTCTGACTTAGCAGTTGCTGATTTTGTAGTAGCGTCTGATGCTGCTGCAGAGATTGCTGCAGACTGTGCTGCTGCTGCAGCACCTGATACATCAAATACTCCTGATTTAATATTTAGTTCGCCAGCAGTAACTTCCATCTGTGTTGATTCAACGGAGGTAACAAGTGTAGTTCCTCCAACAATACTAACGATGTAATCTTCTGAAGCCTGATTCTCTGTAAGAATGTTGAAACCGTTGATTGTACCTGTTGTACCTTCAACGACAAGACCTTGTTTGATCTTGAAATTTTTATTTACTGTTGCCATTTTTTATATCTCCTTAAGCCTTTAAACCAATTCGTGCGTAACGAACTGTTATAGGTGTAATACCGCTTACTGGAGTGACTGATAAAGCCACGGTATTTCCAGTGCGGGAGACATTAATGGTGCCAATATTCCCATCATTGTCGATTGTTGCATATTCTGTAACATTTATGTTTATTCCATCAACAAGAATTGTTAATTCGGTTGAATAGTACTTGTTGGCTCCTGCAGTGGTTTTTGCTATTGAAATAATATACTTAACCATGCGCCACTCTGTAGCATCAAAGTTATCAACAACAGTTACGTTTTCAATTCCGTTGACTGTAACTTCGTTATTACCTGCAGAACCCAAATCTGTTGATTGAGCAGTTGCGGTATCGATTAGATCTACATAATTTTCTTGAGTAGGTCTGTCACCTGTCTGAAACAGGGATTTTACACTTGCGATTGATATCTTAGCCATGTGGTAATTGTAACATGCGTTTTAATGATATTTTTATAGAATGTAGTTGCTATAGCCAATAACTTGAAGCCCAATACCTGGGGTATTACCCAAACCAATAGCCTGTATCTGAATGGCTGTAAACTTAACTCTAAAAGGAAGTATCTCTGTGATCAAAGTGTTTCTTGTAAAGTCTTCTACCTGAATTAACGGATAGTCAATAGGAAAAATTTGTTTTGTTTTACCGTTAAGTTCATCAAGTATTAATGCTGTGGCCATTAATCTGTTACATCTTCAAGAATTTTTAGGCTACCCTGAGCAACCGTCCAAACTCTTGTTGGGTCTGACACTTGTATATCAAAGATGTCTCCTGTTTGAAGTTGTACTGATTGTGCTGCTGTAAGATAAACCGTAAACTCTCCAACCAAGTCATCTTCATCTGCAACTGGGTATAAGTTTAAAACTAATGTTGCAGCGTCTGTAATAATTCCAGGGGTTGAGGTAGGTCTCTTAATCTTCATAGCAATAGTCCATTGAGATCCAGCACCCTTTAAAATTAGCGGTACCTTTGCATCATCTGTTACATAAACCTTAAAGCCAGAAGTATCTCCACGGACAACAGTCCAAATTACAGTTGGAGGCGGATTGCCTATATTGTATAATGATTTAGATCCTCTTAGAGTTGCCATGATGTTATTATATCACGACAATCCGTCTTTGAGTGCTCCCCAAGTACCGTTTCCTTTTGGATTAACAATTACCATGCCGTCGGTTCCTGGAAGTGCCACAACAGCAACGCATCTAAAATCACCCGTAGACGGTCTCTGTGAAACAAGGTTTCCAGAATTGTTTACATAAATTTTTGTTCCTGTAACGCCAAATGGTGTTGTGTTCATTTTTAAAAATCCAGAGGTAACAACAATTCCATTTTGATTATTTGGTATTCTTGCTGGATTTGGATTTTGAAGATTATCAGTTCCTTTTACTAAGCCTAGAACTGAAGAAAGTGGATCATGCGATGGACTTGATGGATTATATTTTTCAACTGTTATCTGACCAGCAGTACTTCCATTAATTGATACAGGTGTGCCAATTGCTATATCTAATCCTGTAACATTTCTCACAAGTACTTGAGTTGCATGATATCCCAAGGGTGGCAAAATATTATTTAAAGCATCAACAAGTACTTTAATGTCTCCGTGTACATTCACGGGATCAGAAGCAATAGGGTATGAAAGTGAGGTAGGATAGTTAGATGCGTATTGTGGCATAATCTTTATTATACCACCCTATAAACTTGACTTTTCAATAAATTTCATGTTATACTTGGTGGTAACACCTACCAAGGTGTTATTGTTTTCTAAGGAGGAAACTATGATTAAATTTATCGAAAGAAACAAAGAGATCATTAGCACACTCAGTATCGTATTAGTTGTGACTGTATTTTCGAATGTCGCTAATGCTACCCCAGAACTAGATACTAAGAACAATCTTAGCCTTGAACAGGCTCAGACATCGGAAACCACCTCGAAAGAGGTTTTTTTGGTTTCTAAGGCAAAAAAGTTAGAGAGTTTTGAGAATAAGGTTTCTCTGACTGATTTAGAACTTAAGGAACTGTTATCACTAGTTGGCTTCAAGGGCAAAGACCTTGTTGTGGCTTGGGCAGTTGCTAAGAAAGAGTCTAATGGTCGCCCATTAGCATTCAATGGAAACCACAAGACTGGTGACTCGTCTTATGGAATGTTCCAAATTAATATGATTGATACACTTGGTCCTGATCGTAGAACCAAGTTTGATCTTGAATCAAATGCTGAACTATTCAATCCCGTCAAAAATGCAGAGATTGCATACTACATGACAAAGGGTGGAGACGATTGGTCTTCTTGGAAGGGTATTACCCCTAAGACCAGAATGTGGATGAATAAGTTTCCTAAATAATATGCTCTACCCATGTCCTTGGAGTTTTGTCTGTTACGAACTCCAAGGGCAGGTGGTAGGAAAAATCTTTAGCCCCTTGAGATTGAATCCAAGAACAAAGATCTACTAATCCAGACTCTAAAGATTTTTTTGTTTTATACCCTAAAACACTTCTTGCAAGATCTGCAGAACAGTTTGCATTTATAACTTCTTGTGGTCTTCCTGGCATATAAACAGGGTCTAAATCAAACTTAAGGATTGTGGCAATTTTTTTAGCAAGTTCGTTTATTGTTATAAACTCTTCATCTGGCCCTATATTAATAATCATTCCATCAGCAACATCGGTCTCACACACAAGCATTAGGGGGTCAACAACATCCTGCATAAACGAAAAACATCTCATTTGAGAACCATCTCCATAAATAATTGGCTGATTTCCTTGAAGCATTCTATTAATCATAATTGATGCAACATTTCGATAAGGATCATCATATTTTTGGCGGGGGCCAATGATGTTATGCGGGACGAGGATTGCATACTTCATTCCGTGTGTTTCACAAATATTTTTAATTAGCAACTCTGATGCATATTTAGCAATACCATATGGGTCTTGTGGTTTAGGAGTCATGTCTTCAGTAAAAGGCACAGTCTCTTGTGTACCATATCTAGCCATAGAAGACATATAAACAAACTTTTTTACATTGTGCTTGACTGATGCACTAAGAGCAACTGTTGTTATGTGAGAAGTATTTCTAGTTACTAGCGCAGGGGAAAACACAGACAATCCTTCATAGGCTGTGCAGGCTGTATGAACTACAAGATCAATACCTTCAAAATGTCCCTCAATTTCTTCAAAGTTTCCAAGATCTTTTTCATAAAACTTAACCCCAGTTGGAACATTTTTATAATACCCACCAATAAGATTATCGATACCAGTTACCGTATGACCACGACTTATGAATTCGTCTGCAAGATGGCTACCCATAAAGCCTGCTACCCCAGTTATTAAAACTTTCATGGCTTATAGACTACCAGAATTATACTATCTTGAGAAATAGAACTATTGTTCATATTGTAAACTTTAAATGTGTACCCTTGAAGAGTTTTTATAATTTCTAAGACATTTTCCATATCTGGAATGTCTTCCATAAAAAATTTACCTCCTGGCTTTAATTTTGAATAGTAGAGTCTAAAAGCATCTATTTGTTCCTTTGCATAATGCATTGAGTCATTTACAATATAATCAAAATAGTTATTTTCAAAATTGGTGTGCAGGTCTTCATATTTACCAAAGTGAAGTATGCCAGGAATTTGTTCTTCTGTATACTTTACATTGTCTATTCCGTGAATTTCTGAATTAACAAAAAAATCTTGCCAAAGTATTAAAGACCCTCCGTAGCAAACTCCTAATTCTAATATTTTTATATTTTCTATTTTGTCAAACTCTTCTTGATAAATTGGCAAATAGTTATGGACTGTGTCTTTATCACTTGGATAGTTTAAACTTTGAGAAATAATCTTTAAACTTTTCATAAATATTCCTTTGGTACAAATTTTTTAGTGTTTCCATTATAATAATGATGAACGATAAGCCTGCTTGTATCTTTGTACTCTGGCTCTTGATGAAGCATCACTTCATTTTCGTCAAAATGCTTTACTGGGTTGTTGTGGTTTTGGAAAAAATCCCAAACAGAATACTGAGTAGAAACCCAGCAAAGATCTCCATATTCTTGATCTGTAAGTTTTTCTTTATGTCTAGACAGTATATGGTTTACATAAAACTTCATATGGGATAGCATGTCTTTGTTAGCCAACTCTTTACTTAAAATAAACTGTCCATCATTCATCCCTGGCCAAACCTCAACTTTAGTCATCAAATCATTGCTGTTGTCTGGCTTTGCCCACATGTGTTTTGTTGATCCATGCTTTGCAAATAATACTTCAGGATCTCCGTGAAATACTGTATCTGTATCTAAATAAAGAATATTGTCTAAGCCATATGCGTGTATTGAATCAATTGCATTTTCCCATCTATGTTTTAGAAATTCTAGATATCCACGCTTAACCCAGTCTTCTGGCCATCCACCGTCATCTTCAACATCAAACTTTACAATGTTTACATTTTTATCAAACCCTAAATTAGATGTTTCTATATTTGATGGAGATATATATACGTAAACTGGAATATTAATATTGAATTTTCTTAAAGTGTCTATTGAATATCTTAGTTGTTTGTAGCAGTGTAAATTTTTAAGAATTCCTGATCTAAGATGAAATGAGTAAACTATTGCATTCTTCATGATGCCTCAAACATAAAAGATATTGCTGCTCTTGGATTTGAAGATTTTACCTCATGAACAACAGATCTTGGAACATATATAATATCTCCTGGATTTAGTATAAAAACATTACTTTTATTTTCATCAAATATGGTCCATGTTACTGACCCAACAAATTGACAATAGATAACATCTATTGGATCGCTATGTTTTCCAGTTGTTGGCTCCTTGTTTGTAAGACTGACGGCACCAAAGTAACCTGTGCATTTGCTTGAGCCTTTTATNCTAAGATGTAAGTTTTTTAGTTTTTCTAGTTTATTTTCAATTCCTGGAAAATTTTTACTATCTATGTTGTCTAATGTCATTGTTAGTTTTTGCCAGAAGTTTACCTTTCCAATTACCTCTTTAGATCCTTCTATTCTATTATTTGAATCATTTAAATCATAGGCATCGTTAATACAGTTAATAAAATTGTTCCAAGAATAGTCTTCGTTAAAGTATTTATTTATAACTATAACTTCGTTTAAACCTATGCTACTTTCTTCCATTTTGGGTTTTCCATGCATCTTCTGAAACCTTGCCTCTAATTACATCAATATAAGTTGGAGACTTAGTAAACCACCAATGCTCTGGCTCTACAAAATGAAAAAATATCATTGCAACATTATTTGTTTCTGGGTTTGGAAACTTTTCTCTCCAGTGCTTTTGATCATT